GCGGTTGGGGGGGTTGCCGTCGCGCCGCGCGCCGGCGTTACGGTCGTAGGTTCGCGGCGTCGACGCGACGGTGAAGTCGGCGACTGCTGCGCCGGACTGCGTCCAACGCAGCTCGGGGTCAGCGGTCAGGTTACCGATGACAGTGACGACGGTTTCTCCGGCCATCACTCGCTCTCCTTCTTATCTGTGTCCGCGTACACGAGCACACGGACCTCGTACAGTGGAATGTTCAATTGCTTCCCCGCCAGGTGCTCCGCGATTACGGTGTGCGGGCCGTCGAGGAATTGGTCCGCGTCATCAGGCAACAGACCGGCGTCGATCAGCCCATCCATGAGGGCCTTCACCGTCGGAGCGAGGTTGCTGCGGTCCCGCCGCCGACGGTCCGGATACGCGAACTCGAACTCCACTCGCGCGTGCGTTAGCCCGAGACGAGCGACGCCCTCGCCCTCACGGCCAAGCAGATATCCCCACTGGCGGAGGTGTTTTGTGAGCTGCGCACGTCCGGCCCAGTGCATCTTTTCGTTTGCAGTGATGAGCTTGCTGCGCGTCAGCGGCAAAACTCGAGATTCCCACACCAGCTGTTCGCTCATCACAGATCCTCCTCAGTCAGTTGCTCGCCCGGCCTCGTGTACCAGGCTGTGAAGTCCTCCGGGATACGGTTTGACAGACGCATACTGCCCGGGCGTGCGACGATCATGTCCCCTTCCAGCGCCCAGATCGTGTAGGTGTGCTCGACGAGCATCACCCGCCCGTCCGGCGTGAAGCCGCAACGCTTGCGCGCACGGCGGGCGATCGTCTCCGCGTTCTCACGAGTCAGCCGGACCGCGCGGATGAGCGCGCGCTCCTGAAACTCCTCGACACCGGGGATACCCTTCAGCGGGTCGATGCCGGTCACGCTGCCTCCTTAATGGCAATCTCGGTGAGCTTGCGTATAGCGGCGGCGCCCTGCTGCGGAACGACGCCATTCCCAAGGAGCCGGAGCTGCTGCTCACGTGTCAGCCCCAGATCCTCGCCGGTCACGTGACCGGCCTCCAACCCCATGAGCCACTCAACGAAGCGAGCCGAGAGTCGCGCCCGCCCACCCTCTCGCGTCGGCGGGACAGTCGGAGCCGGAGCCGGACGACCTAGCACCTGTTCCCAGCGCGCGATTGCGGGCGCGTACACCCCGTAGTCTGGGGACTCAACGCGCGACGACTTCTCCGGCGGTCTCCCTGACGCGCGGGGCAGGCCCATCACCGAGTCCCCCGCCCCCGGAATCGGCGACAGCTCGCGAGCCACCTCGTGAAGGTTCGCTCCGTAGCCGGTCGAGGAGGCCGTCGCGTTCGTCGCCTGCGGCGTCGGAATCAGCCGCACTGCCTGTGACAGGCTCATCCCCGTCCCCTCCTGATGCCGCCCGGCCTTGTGATCCGACGCGGTCGGCGTCGGAATCAGAGCGCCATGTGCTCGATCTGATCCGCGAGACTTACCGCGTGTCCCCCGGCTCGGCGCTTCTCCGGCGGCTGCGAGCCTCCGGAGCTGCCAAGGTTCGCCTGCGGTGTGGCCAGTAAGAAACAGTCGTTCGCGCTGGTGAGGGGCACCGACGTCGGAAGCTCGGACAACACACCACTGCGCGTCATACCCGATTGAGGCCAGGTCTCCGACCACACGGCCGGCCGCCCTGAGAACAGGTCCAACTGCGCCTTCTCCCAGCAATCCCTGCTTGTATTCCACCAAGCTGAAGGCTCCACTTGTCAAACTCCCCCGCACGTTTTCCCACACGACCAGACGCGGTCGCAACGTTTTGACCGCCTCGAACATCGACTCCCATAGGCCCGACCTCGTCCACGAGGCCATGCCCGCGCGGCGACCCGCGAGGCTCAGGTCCTGACACGGCGAACCACCGCAGATGATGTCCACCGGCTCCACTGTCGACCAATCGACCTGCGTGATGTCCCCGAGATTCGGCACACCCGGCCACCGCACCTCAGCCAGCCTGCACGGGCCCGGCTCAACATCGCTCGTCCACGCGACCCGCGCACCCGGTGCGATGGCCATACGCACGGCCATATCTAGCCCGCCATACCCCGTGAACAAACTCCCGACAGTCGTCATCGCGACGACTCCTCAGCCCAGACGCCGACCTCGGCGAGCTCCGCAGGCGTGTAGCCGCGGGCGCGGGTGAAGTCGATGACGGCCCGCGCGCAGGCTTTGTGGGTGATCGTTTCAATTGCGGCGTCCTGGTTTTCGGCGTCGATTGTGATGCGGACGTTCGAGCCTCTCGGCGCGAGCTGCGTGCGGCAGACGGGGCAGCGGCGGAAGGCGTGGACTGTGTGCAGGGGCTTGATCTCGATCATTTGTCGTCTCCCTCGGCGTCGGTGAGGTCGTAGATGTGAACGCCGCAGGCGGGGCAGCGTCGGAGTGTGTGCGGTGTCTGCGGCTCATGGGCGCCTTCGTCAGGCTTGGCGACTGTGCCCGTGACCTTTACGAGCCTGAGCGCGTGCAGGACCGAGGGGGAGAGGCCGGAGCGGATGACGAGTCCGCGGCGCACGGCTTCCTCGACGAAAGCGGCGCTGGCAGTCGCGATGATGTGCGGCATTGGGAGCATCTGATCGGTGATCTCCCACTCGATGCTCAGGAGTCCGGCGCCGCTCATTGTCCCGCTTCCTCTGGCGTGATCGCGGTGCCCAGCGCGACGTTGACGAGCTTGTCGACGGGATCGCCGACCAAGAGCCGGATTTCGAGGGTCTCGGCGTCGTTGTCGGCGTGTATGTCGGCGATGGTGACGGCGGCTGCTGCGAGCTCGGCGGCGGCGACGATGATTGCTTTCTGCAGCTCCTCGACACGGTCGAGGAGGAAGGCCATGTCGGCGGCGGCGTTCTGGTCGAAGGCCGTGACAGCGTCTCCGTATGCCTTGGCGACGGCGGCGCGGTCTGCACCTGGGTAGCTGCGGCCCGCGAACGCCACAGCGTTCAGCCGGTCCTTGATCTCGTTGATGGTGGTCATTGGTGGTCCTTCTCTAGGGGTCTTGCCCTGCACTCATCGGTGCGGGCTTCGTGCCCGCCCGGGACTTGCACCCGGGGGTCTGCTGGTCGGGCTGCGCGGTCTTACTGCCGGTCCCGCCTGGTTTTCTGGGTGGCGGGTGGCCTCCCCGTGGCCGCGCTCATCGGGGAGCAGACGGGCTACTCGCCGCCGTCGTCGTACTCGTCGTCGTCGTACTCGCCGCCGTAGAATTTCTCGCGGGCATCCTGAGCTATCTGTTCGAGCTCTTGGTAGGTGTCCCGCTTATCGCTGATTGACACGCGAGCGACGCCGCGGACGCTCGCACTGTGCAGCTTCTCTACGAGCTCCAGATCCTCATCCGCAGCTCGGAGCGCTTCCTGCACCAGCCACCGCATGGCCATCACTTGCTTGAAGTTGAGGCTGACGGAAACGTGTGGAATTTTCATTCGCCTGTCTCCGTCTTGGCGCTGACCTCATCTGCCGCCTGGACAGCTGCTCCCGCGAGCGCGGTGCTCTGCATGAGTGCCATTGTGCTTTCCACCCCTCGGTTCTGCGGCGCGTCCAGGATCGCGAACGACAGAGCATTTCCAACCTTGATGTAAGCGTCCGCGAGCGCGCGGGTGTCCTTGTTGGCGGTTCCGCCTACTTCTGAGGGCTTGTCTGCGAGCAGCGCGTTGAGCGCGAGTCGGCCAGCATTTTCGGCGAGCAGAACTGATGCAATCGCCGCGTCGACCTGGTTCAGCTCGACGGTGATCTTGTCCTCGAACCTCACAGTTCTTCTCCCTTCTTGCTCGCGGGGCCTTCGAGGAGGCGCAGGAGGAGCAGGCCAGCGCCTGCGCCGCCCGTGATCGCGCCGATCATCAGGAGCAGCCCGTTGGCGGTCGCGCCGGTCTTGGCGAGGCGCTCTTGCGTGGCCGGGGCAGTGGCCGGCGTCTGCTCCGGCGTCGACGTCGGCTTCTGCTCGGGCGCGGGCTTCGGCTGCTCGACGGTGGGAGTCGCGGTCGGCTCAGGCGTGGGAGTCGGAGACGGAGCGGACTGCGGCTTATCCGAGGGTGTCGGAACCGGGGCCGGGGTCGGCTTCGGCGACGGCTTCGGGAGAGGAGACGGGACCGGCGCCGGGGTCGGCATGCTCGGGTCAGGCGTGGGGACCGGGGCCGGGGTCGGCTTCGGCTTGGTCTTGCCGTCGCCGTCGGTGCCTCCCGAGGCCTTGATCGCTGCTGTTGCTTCAAGGCTCTGGCCGTTGATGGTCGCTCGGTTGGTGTAGGTGTCCTGTCCTTCGACGTGAGGGGACGCAGCGGGGTACACGACGCAGACAAGCGAGCCTGCGGGCGGCGTGAAAGTCAGCGTGTGCGCGGACTCGTCGAGAGCCCCGTCAGTCCAGGAGGTGGTAGCCGGATCCCAGGTCGGCCCGGTCGAGCACTTCACGGCCTTCGGCAGCTTATTGGTCTCGTCCGTCAGCGTGTAGGTCTTGCCGGCTTCGACGGCCCACTTGATGCCCCAGCCGATCGACTGATCGGCGTTGGTCCACCCGAATTTAATCGTCTCAGGCGCTGCGTACTCGAAGTGCGCGGGCGACTCACAGTCGCTCGAGCAGGCGCCCACGCCTTCCTTGTCGCCCCAGATGAGCGTGCGAGTCACCTCACCATTGACGACGATCTGCGTGCTCTCGGTGCCGACCGCAGCGTCAGCGAGGCGAGCGCGGGCGTTGAATGTGCCGGACACGTCCTCCTTGTCTGCGTATGCGGCGGGAACGCCCGTGACCGTGCAGGTGAGCGTTGCCTCGTTGGCCTCGCAGTCGCCGATCTTGGTCCCGTCATCGAGGACGAACGGGAACGAGGCTTGCCACTTGAAGCCGCCGTCCTCGCTGGCGACCGTGAACGACTGGCCGACGGCGAGCCTCGGCGCGGACCAGGTTCCCTCGACGGTCACCTCAGACGATGTCTGACGTGATGCCGAGGTCGCCTTCGTGACCTGCGCGGTCATGGCCGGCGCGGCCTCGTCGGCGCCGTATGCGGCGCCGTAGGGCAGAGCCACGGCTGCGATAGTGAGGGCGGCTCCGGCGGCCCATAGCTTCTTAGTCATTGGTTGGTCTCCTTCTTGGGTTTTCTGATTGACGGGTAGTAGGTGAGTCCGCGCGCCGCGCGGTTCTTCGAGTCGTGAGCCTCGGTGGGGTACTCGAGCGCTCGTTCCCTGGCCTGCCGCACGATCTCCCGCGCGGCCTGGTCGTGACACGGCCTGTCGTCGAAGGCTTCGAGACGGATCGGCTGCTGCTTCGGTTTCATGCCCTCACCTCCACGCTTGGCTCATCGAGGCGGAGAACTTCGAGGGTCACGTGGATCTGCTGACGGTCGAGATCGACCGCGATCTTCGGCGTATCGAGCGCGAAGCAGTTATTCAGCTCGGCTTCGAGGATGACGTCCTGCGTCGCGAGGCAGATCAGGTGAGGCAGCGGCGCCTCACCGTCCACGTCGTAGTAATTGAACTCAACGTGACGTTCGAGGAGTGTCGTGCCCTTCATCCTCGCCTTCGACGCGGACCGAGCCATGCGAGCTGCGATCTCCTCAATGGAGGCCGCGCGCGACGCGCCGCGCACAGCGATCCATGCCAGCAGGACACAGCCCGCGATCAGGAGGAAAAGGACTGCGACAATGATCGAGGCGTTCACAGCCTGCCCGCCTTCCAGTCAGCGCGGATGAGGACCACCGCGAGCGCGAGGAGTCCGAGTGCGGGCCAGAAGGTCCACTCGGGGAGGCCGTCTGGGTTGTCGAGGCCGCGCATCGCGAAACCGAGAGTGAGTGCGACGGAGAGCGCGGCTCCTCCGGTGAGGGTTCGCCAGGGCCGCAGGTGGCGGTGGCGTGTGTTAGTCTTGTTCACGGAATCTTCCTTCTCTAGGGGTTCTGTCGCTCCCAGCGCTTCTACCGCTGGGAGCTCTTCTTTTCGGTGGTGCCGGAGCCGAGGCTCAGGCACTGGCGGTTGAGGTCGTCGCCGCTGTAGCGGACGGCGCGCCCGATCTTGATCGCGGAGACCTTGCCCTCGACTCCGAGGCGCTCGACGGTCGAGCGCGATAGGCTCAGGGTTTCCTGGACCTGCTGCGCGGAGTACCAGCGGTCCGGAGCGAACGGTGCCCGCGCGCTCACGGCTGCTTGTCCTCGTCGTAGATGCTCCCGCGCGAGGCCTGGAGGATGACGACACCGGACTGCTTGTCCTGGATTGCGAATCCTCGCGGCTTCTGCGCTTCGGTGTTGGCGCGTGACTCCGCCTGCCTAACGAGCTCGGACGGCTGCACTTCGAGGGCGGCGGCAAAGGCGCACAGGTCGTCGACGTTGATACGTCGCGAGCGGTGCTTGACCTTCCGCAGTACTCCGCTGTAGGAGATGCCGGACTTCTTGCTGAGCTGCAGGAGCGAGATCCCGTGTGCTTCTGCGGAGGCCTCGATCACCTCAGCTATCCCGATTGGTATATATTCCATACCGCATAACCTATGCCGATTGGCAACACTTGTCAACTCAAGTTGCGTGCGTGTGTTGCCACTTGGCATACTTACCGCATGGGAACGGCTACTCGTTATGTTGAGTTAGTGGCGTGCATCCTGCGCGAACTTGCTGAGCGCAGGGGCCTCAGCGGAGCTGAGATTGCACGTCGCAGCGGCGTGTCTCAGGCGCAAATCTCGCGCATATTCACCGGAAAACGGACCATCAGTGTAGACCATGTCCTTGCCGTTGCCGAGGTCCTCGGCGTGCGTGGTTCCGACGTTTTTGCAGAGGCCGAGCGCCGATTCATCACAGAGGATTCGGACACGCAGGCCAATAGTTAGCCTGCGACGATCACAACTGCACCACGGTCACTCCCCTGAGCTGTAGGCTGTCTGTATAGACCTGCCCTACACAAAGGAGAAGCTATGCGCCGCCCCAAAGGAGCCTTCCGGCTCTACTCATCCGATCCCGCTGAGATCATCTGCACCGACACCGAGCTCCTGTATGACTCGAAGCGGCGCGGAGAGCCGATTCAACGTATTCCCCTGACCGACGTCGTCAGCGTCGAAGTCGAGGACGGTGAGGCCGCGCAGGCGCGCGTTACTGCGACGCGCCTCGTCGCGCTCGGAATCTTCGCGCTTGCTGCGAAGAAGAAGAGCGGCGGCGATAAGTGGCTCATGATCGAGACGCGACAGGCTCTGCTGACTCTCCACTTCGAACGCAAAGCCGTCGACGGGCTCATGAGATTCGTCGCGCACACTCGCGCCGCGGTGAAGGCCGCGCAGTCCCAGCCCATGCCCGCAGCGCCGCCCGCTCCTATCCGCTGGTCTGGCGCACCTCAGCAGCCCGCCCCGAAGCCCGGCGGCTGGGGCCGCATATTCCGCTAAATCTTGTGGCGCTGTAGTGGCGCGCTCCGATCTGCACGCCCACTTTTCGGCGCGATTAGGGGCCTCTAGTTCGATTCCCCCCATCTCCACCCATCTCAAACCCCGGGTTTCCGTTGGAAGCCCGGGGTTTGTGCGCGTCTCGGGTGCTCCTCTCTGGCGCGACGCGAGCCTCGGTGCCTGTCCGTCGGCGTGCTGCATGGCCTGATCAGGGGTCTCTCTGGCGTGAAGCGAGCCTAGGCGCCCGAGAGCCCCTCGCGCAGCTCCGCCAGTTCTTCGTCGAAGAACCCCGCAGATTTTTCGTTGATCGCTGCGAGCCGATCAATCCAGGCGACCGTGACCGCGCCGTATGCGACGAGCGACGAGACTGCGCCGTCAACGTCGGGGCCGTCACACTCGAGCATCATGCGCAGGTATTCAACGACGTCACGCGCGTTACGCTGTTCGAGTTCTGCGATGGCGTCTTGAACAAACAATGTCACCGTGTCATGGTCCATGCGTTGACACTAGCTGGTGTGCTGTTGTGTCGCCTGGTGGCGCACGCGCGTCTTGTGTGAAACATTTGATACTCTCGTGTGTGGAGCGAGGATTCCCCCTGGGCTAGTTGTGAAATAATCAACCGTCAGAAGGCCCGGAAGCGGGCCTCGCTCCCTCTTTGTCGTGACGAGGCGTCTCCGGGTGATAGGACGCTTGGGTGACAGGACATAACGTGTTGGCTTTGTGGTGACGTTTCGGCTTGTTGGCGAGGAAAAATCGGTGTTGGAGATGCTTTTTCATCGGGGCGACAATGCCCCTATGTGCCTGATGTGTAGGCAGATGAGTGGGCGAGACGCTGCACCGCGTGTGGGTGCTTGTGTCATCGGGAGTCTGTGTGTGGCTGCTCAATGATCCGTCACGGTGGGGCTTAGGCAGGTTGTGTGCGCGGGCGCTGTCCGCCGTGCCAGGCCACTGGCGCGTCACCGGCTGTGCCACGAGGGGCAGCGCGAGCGGCAGCGCCGACGAGCGGCTGCGCATGATTCCTGTTGCGCGGGTTATCCGCGAATGTCGCATGCAATTCCCCCGATTCGGTGTCGCGCCGCACATCCATATCGTTGGAATTGCAACGTTTCCGGACACTGTTGAAAGTTCACTCAATCGAATTGCATGCGAAACTGCTCCGAGCGAGCGCACCCGCGCGCACGTGGGGCCGCTGGCCAGCCCCTTGCCGGGGAATCGAACCCAGGAAGCGCACCCGCGCGCATGTGGGCCCGCTATCTCGCACGTTAACCGGCTAATACGAGCCTGGGCCCTCTGATTCGCACGTTAACCCGCTAATGTGAGCGTGGGCAGCCCTGCCCAGACACGGAATAGCGGGTTTACGTGCGATATTGCCGGTTAGCGCACGCAATAGCGGGTTCGCGCTCACATCTCGGGGGTGAACGTGCGAGCGACACACGAGGCCAGGCGTCGTTGTGGCCACGATGCAGGCCGCCTCAGCTGCAACGCTCCGTTGTCGGCGTTTATCGCCGCAGGGGTCGGCGATGCGGGCGCCTCACCGCCCCGAACCGCGGCCTCACCGCCAGCAAACGGGGGAATTGCATCATGAGGGGCACACGGTCGAGCTCGCCCCACGTCGAGGGCGCCACCAAACGGGGGGAATTGTACCAATAGAGGCGCGACACGCCGGCGACACGCCGACAGGATGCTCCTAATGGTGCAAAACCCCCACCAATACCCCTGGCGTCACGTTCCCTCACCGGCGTCATGCTCCCTCACTGGTGCAGCACTGCTCGGCCAGCCCCTGTTGGACGGTGGCGGCGCGGGCAGTTAGCCCCGGCGACCCATCCCGTGGCGATGCCTGGGACCAGTCCCAGGCCGACGCGTTTCGTCCTCTACCCTGAGCACTCACATATTTGAATACCCCCAGGGGTATCATTGAAGTGGTCAGAGAAGACATCCCCCGAGCCAGAAAGTGAGCCGAACATGCGAGTAGTAGTCGTCGGAGGAGTCGCGGGCGGCATGAGCGCGGCGTCGCGCCTGCGCAGGCGCGACGAGGGCGCCGAGATCATCGTGCTGGAGCGCAGCACGTACGTGTCCTTCGCGAACTGCGGGCTCCCGTACTACGTCGGCGGCGAGATCGAAGACCCCGCAAAGCTCCTCCTCCACACCCCGCAAACCCTCAAGGCCGCACTCAACCTGGACGTGCGCATCAACTCCGAGGTCACAGCGATTGACCCCGGCGCGCACAGCGTCCAGGTCACCGACACGGAGACCGGCGAGGCTTACACGCTCACCTACGACCACCTGATCCTTTCCCCCGGAGGGTTTGCCGCCCGTCCGCCCATCGACGGCCTCGACTCCCCGCGCGTGCACACCCTGCGCACGGTCGACGACGCCCTCGCCCTGCGCGAGGCCTCGGGCACCCGCGCGGTCGTCCTCGGAGCCGGCTTCATCGGCATCGAGGCCGCCGAGGCCCTCGCGCACAGAGGCTTCGAAACCCACCTCGTCGAGTACGCCGAGCACGTCCTGCCGCCTCTCGAGGTCGAGATGGCCACGCTGGTCACGCAGGAGCTTCGCGCCCTCGGCGTGCGCGTCCACACCGGTGTCGCCGCCCAGTCCATCGCCCACGGCGACGACCGCGACTCCGTGACGCTTACCGACGGCACCGAGCTGAGCGCCGACGTCATCGTCCTGTCGGCCGGCGTCCGCCCCGACACGGCCCTCGCCGAGGTGGCCGGCATCGAGACCAGGGGAGGCTACATCCTCGTCGACGACCGCGGGCGAACGAGCGCAGGCGACATTTACGCTATTGGCGACGCCGCGGTCGGCCGCGACCACGACCGCCCTGTCGCCCTGGCCGGACCCGCGAACCGCGGCGGACGCCTCGTCGCAGACGCGATCGCCGACGCGGACACGGGCGGCGCCACCGCGCGCCCCATCCCGAGGCCCCAGGGCACCGCGATCGTCCGCATTGGCGGGCTCACCGCTGCCATGACGGGCGAGAATCGCCAGGCCCTGGACGCGGCGGGCACGCGCTACTTCACGGTGCATACGCACGCCAACCAGCACGCGGGCTATTTCCCCGGAGCGCAGCCCGTGCACATCCTCATGCACGTCGGCACCGACGGACAGATCCTTGGCGCGCAGGCCGTGGGCGCCGACGGCGTGGACCGGCGCATCGACGTGATCGCCACCGCGATAGATCGGAAGAGCGGCTCAG